GACTGTTACAGTAGGTAGTGGCGAAACTTGGACTGTGGTATAAAATAAGAAAAAAACAAAAAATTATGAAAGAACGAACTGAAAAACAAAAGCTTGAATGGAACGAGCAGTTAAGAAATCACAAGGAAAGACTACAACAGGCAGAAGCAGTTGTTGAACAAGAGACAAAACTTATTTCAATGATTGAGGGCGGTATTCAGTTTGCTGAGAACTTGTTGAAGAGCGCACAAGAAGACCAGCAATTAAATAAAGCGGACATAAAGAAAGAATCAAAAACAGAACAAGCAAACTCATAGTTCCCATTGCCTTAATCAAAGCTTCTTTTATCATGTTTCAAAAAATTTGTAACTATCTTTCTATATTATCCACAGTTCTTGTATTAGGAATACTTGGAGGCGGCTTCTTCACATACAAATATGTAACTAGCGAACAGTTTAAGGCTAAGATGATGAATCAAGTTCTTGAAAATGTACAAGGACTTATGCCTGATGTTTTAGATAATGCAATTCCAGATATTACTGGCCCTTCTTTACCTATACCTTTTAAGAAGTGAATTGCTATTGGTGTGATACTGAATTAATAGTAGGAGGAGATATAGATATTGAGGATAGTATGAACGGTTATCCTGAGTTTTCTGTAATGACAAATTTATCATGTCCTAAATGTTTTTCAGAGGTTGAAGTATTAAAAAAAAGAGATGCATATGACTAATGAGAGACTTGCAACGTAACTCTAATCGTATAAGAACACGTTTTATAGCTGTTCTCGCACTAATTACATCAGGAATAACATTTGGATCGGGTTTTATGGTGTTTTTATACATGAAAAGTCCAGCGTTTGAAAATCAATTATTAGGACAGGTAATGAAACATATGAATTGGCTTGTTGCTCGTGATTTTGTAAAACTGATAGAAAAACGTAATCAGGAGTATATAGAATGGGAGACAAAATGTAAGTGGGAACAGTAATGGAAGTACCACAAATATTAATTCCAAAAATAGAAGTACCTCAAATAAATATTCCAACACACATCCCATTCCAAGTTTTAAACGTACCACCACCATCAATAAAACTTCCTGGCTGTGTTAGATATCATAGAGATGCTTCACCAAAAAACACAGCATTATATAATGATGACCCACGAGGTACTACGATTTCATGTCCTTATGGATCAATGCCATCATTCCAACCAATGTTATATGACAGAAGAAGAATTAAAATTGTAGAGTCTAAAGAACAAGAAAAAAGAGTAGAAAACAATGAAACTATAGAATCCCCAATAACAAAACCGGAATTACCCAAAGAAAAAAAGAAAATAATAGTTCCAGAATGCCCCAGTTCCAAAGACCAGCGCGTTGGCGACTTTAGAAACTCTAAAAAATTAGAAATAGTTGTATCTCATCGTTTGTCAGATGATAAGCAAGAGTGCATAACAGAGTACGAACTTGTACCTTTTCGGGATAGATATATTCCATCTGCACCACAGTTTGTTGGAGTATTTTCGTTAGCGCTTGTAGGGGCGAGCGCTCCTGTTGTTTTGCAATTAGTACGTCCTCTTGTTAAGCAAGCCTTTTCTAAATTGTCAAAGAAAAAAAAGCCAAAATCGTAGGTATAAACATAAGCAGACTTTTTTACAAGCCCCTTACAGGCGATTCTGAGAGGGCTATTTTTATTGATTTAAGTTTATTTTATGATTATGGGGCAACACTTGATTCTTGACAGGTCTAATACGAATATCGCTGCATAAATCGTAGTAAGGACTGTCTTCTGTAAATTCTATTCCGGCAATTTTCTTTTCTCCGCAATGACGTAAACGTGCCATATGCCAATCTAATTCAAGGTTCTTTAATTTTTGTTTATTTAAGTCGTTTTGAACTTTAGCGGCTTCTTTGCATTGTTTTGTATATTGCCTATCTAACGGAATACTAAAATTTAATGTAATTCCTGTTCCAAGTGCAAAACTATCTTTATTAGTACCGCTATAATTTTGAGCGTAATACAAAATATGACCTGGTCGATCGGGCGTACCATCTCCTATTGGATTGCCATCTTCATCGAAATCACCTTCAATATCTGTTTCGTCATATACAGGCGTATAATAATAATCTCGATAAGGCTTACGATAATTTGAATTAAATGTAGAAAATGGGGTTATGGTCATCATTGCACCCTGACATACAACACCACCACCAAATTGATTAGTGTGAAAACTGCCATTATTTACATTCCAGTTCTGGTTAGTTACAGATCCACTATTTGATTGACTTACAGAATTAGCTAAAGCTCCTGTTGGTAATAGGGCTATTGAAAGACAGATGTAGAAGTTACTACCGATTCCGTTTCTATGGTGCGATTTATGGTTGTGACGTTCTGAAGACCTGGTCCAGAATAACTTTCTACGAATTGAAAGGCATCGCCAGAAGTTGGATTTGTTAATGTCCAATCTGGTTTTGTTGTCATATCTGCTCCTTTCCATGTATAGCTTTGTCCTCCTACTGTTCCAGTAACATCAACTGCATCTGGCGAAATATCGCCATCTGCTCTAATTCCAACACCTGTAACGGTGTATTCATATCCTGTTTTATAGTCTTTACTAGTAATCGATTCTGTAATTGTTGTTTGTGTATTAGTCGTTGAAGACATTGTACCGGTTGTAAAATTAGGTACAATATTTGCATTAGCTGGTAAAACATATATTAAAAACAGTAATAAAAGCTTCCGCATAGCTCATTTCTAATCCAAGGTGACAGAAGTGACATAAGAAGCTGTTGCTGTAGTACCAGCCCCTCCAGCCGTTACTGAAATTACATGATTGTCAACAGTACCAGCTAAATCGCCTACTGTGCCTCCACTTGTACTGGTTAAGTCTCCAAATGGGCTGACCTCGCCTACCGTCAAAGATGTTTCAATTGTATCGCCGGTTGTATGAGAAACATTATATGTGAAACTTTCGCCATCAGTTAATTGTGATGCAGTAATAGCTGTATATGCATTGACTCCGTTAGTGACTGCTCCTAGACCGCCTACCGAGCCAGCAGTTGTTCCGTCAGTCGTAGTAACACCTGTACCAGAAACAGAATAAGAATTACCAATTCGATCTGCTGTAGTACCTGGCGCAGCTACTTCTAGTTGAATACTTGAACTGATTGATGAAGTGATGTCTGCGTGTGCTGCTGGCACTCCAACAAGTAATAAAAGGGCAAATAATTTTTTCATTTTTTAGATTTAGGGTCGATTACTTCTGCTCCCTCGATGCGAATGGGAGTAGTCACCCTTATAGTCTGAACCATACCATCGTTCTCGGCAAGTTTGTCGTCTTTTTTACTACTTTTCTTTGACCCTTCCAAGCCAAATGTGGCAAGCGCACCTGTTAATAAACTGGCCGGGAAAGTTATATCCTTGGGATCGCCGCTATAGCCAGGTATTGTTATGTAGTTTAATGTAACAATAAAACCGCTCCAAACTACAACGCCAAGTCGAACAAAAAGACTAATAATAGCTAGTTGCTCTTCTTTGTCATCTAGTCCTTCCTTTAACTTTTGGAAAGGATTTTTCTTTTTCTGCTCTGCCATAGGGTTTTTCTGTATAATAGGCATAGATCAAGGACTCGTAAAGTGATTGAGGTAATAGCAGCTACTGGTGGGGCATTATTAACAGCTTGTTTTGTTTCAGTCGGTTCCATATCTTATCGAGGTAGACAATCGCGTGATGATCTTGTGCGAAATACCACAGCTATCGAATTACTAAGTACAAAAATAGATGATATGCATGACGATATGAAAGAAGTGTTTCATCGCCTTAAGGAAGTAGAACTAGCAGTTGTAGAAATAAAACCAAGAAGATAAAAAAAAAAGACCCCTATTGCTAGAGGTCTAGTTCTTGCGAATATCTAGTGTTGCCTAGTTTCCACTAGTCACTCACAAGTTCTCACACACGCGGATACACTAACACAAAAAAAAGCCCTCTGTTATAGAGGGCTATGATTTGTTAACACTTAGACCAGTAACCTATAAGTTTTCTTGGTCTTTTACCTCTGCAATCCCATGAATCTAAGATAGCTCCGTTCTTGATAGCAACGTAGTGTGTGGCTAGTTCTGCTATACAATTATCAGGAAAATTACCTTTGAGAAACATTGTATTGTCGAGCTTAGTAAACTTCCAATCAAAAATATTAAGATTGTAAAGTGTACTAGTTAATGCTCTTCTGCTTATACCGCCATTTGCAGTAGCTTTAGATTTTTGCCAATCCATATAAGGAGAATACCTATATCTGGGAGCAGAATCTCTAATAGCTTTTGTTGCAGCATTCCATACTTTGTTATATGGAAGATCAAAGGTTAAACAAATAGCTCGTGTACCGCAATCGCCATGATTCTCCTTTTTAGGATGTGGATTTCTTTTAAAGAAATGCAATCCAGTAGGATGCGATGACGGCGGAAACGCAGTTTGTGTCATAATATTCAAGAGTCTAGGTACAATTAGCCGATACCTCTACCGGCTATCCTTATTATAAATCCAACTAATCAAGAATAGGATTTTAGTGTGCCACTAATTTAATTGGCACACTAGTTTTCCGTTTAGATTTTTTTTCTAATTTATAGTAATATTTAGATAAGTCGGGAAGCCTGATGATCTATGCAAAGCGGATCTGAAAGCCATACGACCCTTGATATGGGGTTAAAGCAGGGCAGTCTTAAGAGTTCGACTGACCAATCTCCCGATCTTTCTTTATGTACAAAACCATGCTAAAAATCATTGAACCTATTTTATTTGCCTTCCTTCGTGGGTCAGCAATAAAAAAACTCGCACTTGATATAGTACGAGCAATGGTTAAGAAGACTGATAATACAGTTGACGACAGGCTTTGCGATGCTTTAGAAAGAGCGCTATTTCCTGGTAGATAACTACTTTTTCTTCTTTTTCTTTTTTGGAGGTCTTCCTACTTTGGAGCCATAGCTCCCTTTCCCGCTCGGCATGATGTTGTAAATAGCTATTTATATAGTAAGATATAAAACCTCACACATCAATAAATGCATAGATTAACTTTTGTAAAATGTCCAAAGTGCAAAAAACTAACTAGACAAAAAGTAATTAGATCTGAAAGAAATTCAAAAAAAACTATCGTTAGAACAAGATTATGTATGGTGTGTGAACATAGATGGCATACTCTTCAAACACCAGAAAGAATAATAAATGATCGAAAAGCTGGCTATCTAAGGGCAAGCTAGCTATTGTTAAGGCATGAGACTACAAATGCCTTGGTCTGGTTGGTTCAGTAACCAAGCTAAAAAAAGGAAAAAAGTAGAGCCTTGGGTTATGGCTGACGTATCCTATGAAGAAGAATTGCATATTGAAATAGTTCTTAGATCCATAGTTAATTACATTGATCCTGATGAAGTACCAGATCTTATTAGTGCTTTTGCTAAAGAAAATTATCGTCTAGTAAAAATTATTCAACAGGCTGGCGATCATATAGATAAACTTAACACTAAATCTTCTTAATTAGTATGCTAAAAAATGTATTTTCAGCTTTGCTTTTAATTGGGTTATTTACACCAACAATAATTGAAGCTAAAACACGTTGTAAAAGACAAGATAAAGTGGTTGTCTGTAAATTACCAAAACCTAAAAAATGTAATAAGAAAAAACCTTGTATTCCTAAAGGTTATTACAGACCAACTCCACCAAGAGTAATTCCTATGTTGTAATATCTTTTTCCCAAAAGTAAGCGCAGTCTTTAGCCCATAAACCGCCACTAGCGCGTCCTTCTGGCATACCTAGACCGCATTCTGCCTTAACAACTAAATGATGTATGCAATCTATGCATAATGGATGATCTCTACCCATACATCGCGCATCTGCATATAAATATTCTGCTTCTATAAGCGCTGGCTCTAGTTCTTTAGCTTCTAATGGCAAATTCAGTTTGCCTGTTTTTGTTTTTATTTTTACACGCCAAACTGATGGTTCTTTCTCATATAGCACCATGCGTCCAGCATGATACCTAAGAGATGCCACTACTTAGTCCAAACTCTGCCGTCAATAGTTTCCCAATCATCAGGTGGTGTGCTAATCCATTGTCTTT